TCTCGCATATACTCACCAACTGATCTCATTGTGTAAGTCAGGTCAAACTCGCCAGTTCTCCACATCTTGAATCTATCCTTTACCAGTTGGTCAGAGTTGTAACTAATCAACTGAGGCATAAAGCATTCATCACAATCTTTAGCAAACCTATCGTGGTCAAATCCCTTGTGCATTGAACCTTTCTTACCATAAAGATTATCCTTGATATCATATGGTGGGTCAAGATAGACAAAGGTATCACCCTCATTGTCCATTAGATAGTCATATGAATAATTAGTAATCTTCCAGTTAGAAATTAGTTGCGAATATCCTGGGAGTTTTTCAATTCCTCGCATTGAGAAGTTGGAGTCACTTGCTTGTTTTGAGAAAGATGACGATTCGGTGAGACCACTAAAAGAACACTTATTGACAATATAAAAACTGATAGCACGCCATAGAGCGTCATTATTTGATTCATCGTTTAGATACTCCTTTGACTCTAAAAATAATCCTCTAGCAGAAGAAGGGTCAGGATACCTAGACTTGAGTTCTTGTAGTTTGGTTTTCATCTCTGGTCCAAACATCTGAAGTTGCTGCCAGAAGTTGACCAGGGGTTCATATAGGTCATTGACCCAGATGTCTAGATGTGGATACTTCTTGGTAATATGTAGGGCAACACTACCACCACCCAGAAAAGGTTCTCTAAACTCCTTGTATTCACGAAGGTCAGGGAAGTAAGGGTCCATTTTGATGCAAGCACGGGACTTGCCACCAGGATAACGAAGAGGAGTTTTGAGATGTTTCATCGACTAATTCTAACAAACACATTAGTAAGTCTGTCAAGACTTTTGGACATTTCATTATATCCATTTCCAATATAAATCTGACCTGAGACTACTGCAATAGTAGCAGCACCCCAGAACCAGTAATACCACTGGGTCTTTACTTGATGCTTTTTCCTTTTCATAGAATCAATTTCTTACTAGGTTTTTCAATTGGTGAGAAGATGCTTTCATACTTCTCAACTACATCATCATCACATTCTACCATGTAAACAATAAATTTACTATCAAGAGTAATTTCAGGTTTTTGTTTATTGATTACTGTTGCCCAAGGTGCAAATCCCACACCGTTAGCATTAGGAAGAACAACTAGACCGTTCTTTACAGTAATAGTATTTTCATCTTCGGAGAGAAGTTCAGCAATGACTTCTTCACCAGTTACGATACGCAGCAATTTTACATTCATTTGAATTCACACTCCAAATATGTTATGATAATAAATAGTTTTGAATTCACACTCAAAGATGGATTATAAGAAGATATACGATTATATCACAAATAACCCGAAAAGTCAAGGGGGCATAACCGAACGGCATCATATAATACCGAAAAGTTTAGGGGGCACAGACGACCCCGATAATATCGTTGAAGTATCGCCAAGAGTTCATTATCTTTTACACCTATTGCTTTATAAAATAACCACAGGCGAAGATAAAAAGAAAATGTGGTATGCCGTATGGAATATGTCTAATCAAGGCAAAATCAAGACGGGGGCAATGTATCAATTTATCAGGGAAGAGTGTAGCAATAGACAGAGAGAGATAAAAACAAAAGTCCCGTGGAATAAAGGTAAGAAGGGGTATAAGATTAATCAAAGACCCCAGAAAGGTATCCCGAAAGTAACCTCTTACAAACCGATTGAATATGATGCTGTTATATACCACTCTATCAAAGAGGCTGTAGAAAAAAGTGGTAGAAGTTACTACATAGTTACCACTAACGGAACTCGCATTCAACCATAATTTCGGTTAGACACGCAAGCATATTTATTTCTTGATCCGCAACGAACGCCATTTGATACTGATACTTAGCAAGTACAAGCACAGCAGCAGGAATAGAACTATTGGTAAGGGATTCGCTAAGAGCATCGTAGATACGACGCAGAAGAACAGAAGTATCATTATCCAGGTTATTAACAACCCATTTACGTACTTCAGGAAAGTTTTTCTCCTTAAGGTTTTTAACCAAGTCATTTACTTTTACATCACTAAAGGTAGCAAGAATGCCAGTATCAATTTTACCGCTAGAAGAATAACGCTGACATTCATTCAATACTCTCCTCCAATCAGGAAAGTGTTTGTTGATTAGTTCGACAAGAACTTTTGGATCCGCTTCCACACCCTCTGTCTCAAGTATAGACCGGAGACGGTTGAAGAACGTTGCGGCAAGTTTTGGTTTGCTTTTGGAATTGGAGGAAAAATCAATACACGCGCACCGGGAGTGGAGTGGTTCGATGATTTTGTTTTTGAAGTTGCAGGTAAAGATGAATCTGCAGTTACCACTAAACTCCTCAGTAAACGCCCGTAGGAGGAGTTGTACATCATTGGTTGTGTTATCTGCCTCATCAATGATGATGACTTTGTGTTTTGCAGTTGATGAAAGCGAAACGGTGCTAGCGAAGTTCTTCGCAGTGTTTCGGACGGTATCAAGGAATCGTCCTTCATCGGATCCATTGATGACATAAACATCTACTCCTAGTTCATTACATAGTGCTTTTGCGACAGTGGTCTTACCACATCCAGCAGGTCCTGCTAACAGAAGGTTAGGAACCTCACCTTTTTCCAAGAAGTCTTGGAATGTTTTTTTGATATCCTCTGGGAGAATACAATCTTCAATAGTTTTGGGTCGATACTTCTCAACCCAAAGAAATTCATTATTACTCATTCAGTTTAGTTCCACCTCAAGGAATTTAGATATTCTAATACATCATTTCTTACGTCCATCAATTCATGGTAACACTTTTGATTGTGGGCACATTGACGAAGAGAAGCATCTGGTTTATGAACCGACTCGATGAAGATGTCTAGTCCACGATTCCACTTATCTTTTTTAGTTTCATTATCTTGAATTGCGTTTTGATCTTTCATAGTTAGACCCAGTCAGGTTTACGTTGAGGCAAGCGAAGATAGTTATCTGCTACCCAAGGTTTAGATGCAATATACATCTTATATGCTGTAAAGATATCTATACTAGTATCATACTTGTACTCATCAGGTCCAGCAAAAACAAAATCTTTAGGACCCTTCCCAGAACGCCCTGTAGGGTCTCCTGTGGGCAGGATCTCCTTTGCTGCTAGCAGTGTGTGATGACAAGTATGAACCTTGCCGTAGCGGGCAGCATACTCCGCACATAGAGCAAATCCATGAGCAAGTAACCACTGCCAGTTCATCACGTAATCATTTGCCCAGATAGTGCATGGATGATTACGAAAAGCACCCTTCTCAGTAGCATAGGGAGTGCCGTCTGCTTTGGGAAGGGTGCCAAATCCATGCCCCCATTTGTCAGAGCATACAATAGCAAGCATCTGACAAGTTTCTAGAGGCATCTTGACAATGTGCTTGTCAGGAAGAACTCTAGCAGACTTCCAAGGATCGGGATCAGTCACGAAGATGTTCATTTGCCTTTCAGTTTCTCACAACCAAGTTTACCATTAGATACCCGTTGATGCGACTGCATTGTAGCTCTTGGATATCTGTTTTTAAAAATATCAGGCAACCAGTAGGTTTCAACCCAGTTTATAGTTGGGTTCAACTCCATATGCCTTTCCACACTATGATTCAGATGTCCTAATTGAATATACCCATCATGGGTTATACAGTGACCATTTTCAAGACAGTGGATGTATAGAGTTTTCATGCCATAAGTTTACTTATTCCGATAGCACTAATAAAAGATAACATTACAACTACATCCCATGATTTAGTTCTTATAAAATATGGAACAGATATAATGTCAGCGGTTAAATTAATAATGACTCCGGTGGTTACATCTATATGAAGGATAACAAAATAAGCAGTAATCACAAGGATACTGCCTACAATCCTCATAACTACATCAACCGAAAGTTGAGTCGGGTTCCAACGCAATGTAGTAGGTGAGATCATGATTCTTACTAGTGAAACGCGACAGAAGTTTAGAGGATACAACCACTTCATAGGTGCCAGGGAGAACCTTGATATTCTCTACCTTGAAGTTGAAAGAGAACTCAGCATCGGTCTCACCAACAACAATAGCAAAATCGTTAGAGGTATCGTTCTTCTTATCACGAACAACCAGTTTGACCACACCTGCTTCACCAACAGCACAAATGTCAGGCAGTTGGTATACTGCTGCTGCTTTCAGCAGTTTGTCCAGTTGGTCAGTGCTCAGTTCAAAGCATACATCCTCAGTAGGAAGTTTGATTTCTTTGTCGGGAGGAGTAACAATGACATTCGGGTCGGCAAAGAAATACTTAGAACGCATCTTGCCTTCGCGAATCATCACATAACCTTCGTTAGCAAAGTCTAATTCAGGTTGCTGATGAAGACTCATACCATTGAGAAACTGGTTGAGGTCATAGATACCAAAGTCTTTAATAAACTCTTCAGACACAGTTGCCTCTGCCAGGATGTTCTTCATCACACTGATAGTGCGAAGTTTGTTACCCTCCTTGAAAAGAATAGACTGATTGATAGAAGAGAAGTTCTTCAGGACAGAAATAGTTTTATCAGAAAGTTTCATAAGGGGTCGAATTTTCATTACAGAGGCCAGCAAAGTGGTAAAGAAGAATGCAATAGTGAATTGCTTTTAGAAGGTCTCTCCGGTTTTTACCATTCTTCTTACCGAAGCGAGAGAGATACTTGATAGCATTAGAGCGACAGAAAGGTTCTGCATCACCAATACCTTCAATCAGATCAAGTGTCTGAGTTTTTGATTCAGGAGAAGCATAGTGAGCATTATAGGTGCCACTAAGATAATCGCGAATCTCTTTGAGGATAACGTCCTCATGATACTTCCAGAACCCATTTTCGTTTTTAGGAGGTTCAGGAAGGTCAGGAATATTGAATGTAATCTTATCTTCGTTCACAGGAGTAATTGCATTATTGTAATTGTAAGATTGCTTAGCAAGTTTGTAGGATTGCTCCCAAAAGTCGTTGTAGTCATCTGAGTTTGCAGAAGTAATCATTAGTTCATCGTAAAGTAAACTCCAAGCATTAGTCATTATATCACCCAGCAGTGTAGGTGTCAACGGTATCTTCAGAAGGCATCTGGAAATCTACATCAACTTTGTCATACAGTTCCATGAATGCCTGCTTGGTCTCATCATCAAAGCGATTCACACAAACTTCGATTGCCTTTGCCTTGTCACCAAAGATGCTGTAGGCACGGATGATATGAACCAGGCGACGGGTAGAGATAATCTCTTCGATACCACCATCATAGAAAGTCTTGCGGATGATATCTCCCCAGTCAACCAATCGTTTGCAGAACTCACGATCCTCTACACCAAGATCCAGAGCAATACCCTCAAGAATCTTTTGTTCGGTTGCAGGAGTAGGATAAGACTGCTCAAAAGTTACAGGGAAGCGTTCCAGGAATGCCTCATTGAGAACGTTAGTTCCAATAAAACGACCGTCATCGCTGCCTTTGCCTTTAGTATTTGCAGTTGCAATAACATTAAATCCATCCTTTGGTTGAATATATTTACCAATCTTCTTCAGGAAGACTCCTTTTCCTTCAAGGATTGATTGAAGGCAAAGAATTTTGTTGGAAGCCAGGTCAATCTCGTCAAGAAGTAGAATCGCACCGCGCTCCAAGGCTTCGATGACCGGACCATTGTGCCAAACGGTCTCACCATTGACCAGACGGAATCCACCAATAAGGTCATCTTCATCGGTTTCAATAGTCAGGTTGACACGAATCAACTCACGACCAAGTTGAGCACATGCTTGTTCAACAGAAAAAGTTTTACCGTTTCCAGACAGACCAGTGATGAAAGTAGGGTAGAAAAGACGAGACTGGATAATCTTGCGAACATCGCTGTAATTACCAAACTTGACGAAGGTATCATCTTTGGCAGGAATAAGGTTTTGCTCAACAGCAGGCATTGCTGCTGGTGCTTCATAAGTGCGTTCAATCTCTTCAACTTTCTGTGGAGTAACTT